AATGTTTCAAATCGTGTTCTAACACTTCCTCTATGGGATAAAGCAAGCAGTATGGTATATGATATGCTTGTTGGACATGAAGTTGGACACGCTCTATACACACCTGATGAAGAGTGGTGGAAGAATTATGAAGTTCCTCCAAGTTTTGTTAACATCATTGAAGATGTTCGTATTGAGAAGTTAATGAAGCGTAGATACGCAGGTCTTTCTAAGTGTTTTTACTATGGGTATCAAGAGTTGAATGATGATAATTTCTTCAGTATTGATCCAGACCATCTTGATGAAATGGGTTTTGCTGATAGAATCAACTTACATTTCAAGATTGGTAATTTTGTTGATGTGCCTTTCTTATGCGATAGAGAACGCGATATTGTTTCTGTAATAAATGCTGCAGAGTCTTTTGATGATGTATTAGAAGCTGCACACGTATTATATGAATACTGCCAAGAACTACAAGATGCAAAAGAGAAAGAAGAATTAGAACTAAAGATCAACACTAATGATTTAGGATTTGATGGTAAGTCTAGTGGCGGTAGTTCTTCATCAGATGACGAATTACCAGATTTTCCAGAAGGAGAAGATCTATCAGAAGGAAAAGGAGGATCAGGAGAAGGAGATAAGGAGAATAAAGAAGTAGATGCAGATCCAGATCAACACATCATAGATCCAAATCAACCTTGGGATCAACAGGAAATGGATGATGCCATTGCAGGTATGGAGGGTTCTAAATCTGAATTAGAGTTGGATACTGTTGAATCATTTGAAAGAGCAATGCAGAAGTTGTCAAACTTAGCATCTGGTAGAGAAAGCACTTATATTGAGATTACAGATGTAGATCATACTAAACTTGTTGTACCAAATGATTATATTCATAATGAAATAGAATTAGATTGGTTAAGACAGCAAGCAGAATGGGATGAAAGACACTCAAGACCAAATGTTCTTTACACTCAACCACCTTTATTTGATTGTGTAAACAAATCATACTCTGAGTTCAAGAGAAGTGCTCAAAAGGAAGTTAACTATCTTGTAAAAGAGTTTGAGATGAAGAAGTCTGCATCTGCATATGCTCGTGCTACCACAAGTCGTACTGGTGTTCTTAATACATCTAAGTTACACACTTACAAATACAATGAAGATCTATTTAAGAAAGTTACAAATCTTCCAGAAGGTAAGAACCACGGTTTGATTTTCCTTTTAGATTGGTCTGGTTCAATGTCTCATATAATGATGGATACTGTTAAGCAGTTAATCAACTTAGTATGGTTCTGTAAGAAAGTAAACATTCCTTTCGATGTCTATGCATTTTCTAATTCATATCCTATCCATAATTACAGAGAGCAGGTATTAGGTCTTGAAAGACCAGGTTACAGAGATCGCGATAATGTATTAAAAATATATGATAAGAGAGATGGAGTATTTCAAATAGATGAAAGTTTCTCTTTATTGAATTTACTTACAAGTAAAGTAAAAGGCAAAGAGTTAGATAGACAAATACAAAACGTATATCGTATTGCTTCTACATTTGCTTACAGATACAGAGGAGAAGATAACTGGTCTCCACTTAATACTCCATATTCATATGGTTTATCAGGAACACCTTTGAATGAATCATTACTTGCTTTCAATTCTATTATCCCTGACTTTGTTAAGAGAACTGGTGTAGAGAAGACTCAGGTTGTTGTTCTTACTGATGGAGAAGCACATCCACTTTCCTACCACAAAGAAGTAAATAGAGATTGGGAAGAAGAACCATATCTAGGAACAAGAAGTGTACATGATAATTGTTTTGTAAGAGACCGTAAAACAGGATATACATATGCAGTAGACTCAGACTATAGATCATTTACTGAAGTTTTACTAAAGCATTTGAGACATAGATTCCCTAATACTAACTTTATAGGAATACGTCTTCTTGAAAGTAGAGAGCATGGTTATTTCATTCGTCGCTATGCAGGTGCTTATGGCGATGCTTATGATAAAGCAATGAAGGAATGGAAGAAGTCTAAGAGTTGTAGTCTCTCAGAAGTAGGTTATCACAAGTATTTTGCGATTGCTTCATCTTCAATTGGTAATGAAACTGAGTTTGAAGTTAAGGAAGATGCAACAAAGGCAGATATTAAGAGAGCATTTGCCAAGACTCTTAAAGGTAAAAAGATGAACAAAAGAATATTAGGAGAGTTTATAGAACTTGTTGCTTGAATAAATATTCTTGAAATATTACGTTAGAACCATGAGTCATTTTGGAGATTTAATAAGAGGAGGTAAGCAAACTCCAGAGGTGGCACCTCCTGCACCTGTTGATACAACTCCTGCATCTGTAGAACCAGATGAAGAAGTAAATTTTAATACTATGACTAAGATAGAATTAGAGGAGTATGGTCGTACAATAGGTATTGAACTAGACAGAAGATACACTAAAGATAAATTAATCGAACAGTTGTATGAAAAGTTAGCAGAAATATAAAAACCAGTTAAAAAAGTGTCACACACCCCCTACACAGGGGGTGTTTTTTTGTGTATTATTATAATAGTTAAATACATACAGACAATGCCTTACAATCTTTTTGAAACCAAGATGACAGAAGATCAAGTAGTTGATGCTTTTCAAAGTCAATATGGTAATGAGTTTACATCTGCTGACATTCGTGGATTTTGTGCTCAGAACGATATTAGTTATGCTACAATAACTAGGAAACTAAAAAAGTACAAAGTTTCAAAAGGTAGATGGAATCTTACAGTTACACAGAAAGTAGTTGACAAGATCGAATCCTCCTTTGCTGCACCTGCAGTTGTTCCTGATGCAGAGAGAAATTTAATTCCAGAGGGAGATCCTACATTCGTTAAGTTCGGTGCTTTCCCAGACATCAAAAGAATTATTCAATCTAAGCAATTTTATCCTACATTCATTACAGGATTATCAGGTAATGGTAAAACCTTCTCAGTAGAACAAGCATGTTCTCAACTTAAGAGAGAAATTATCAGAGTAAACATTACGATTGAAACAGATGAAGACGATCTTATTGGCGGTTTCCGTCTTGTTGATGGTGCCACAGTATGGCATAACGGACCCGTTATCGAAGCACTCGAACGAGGAGCAATCTTGTTACTTGACGAAATCGACCTTGCCTCTAACAAAATCCTCTGCCTTCAGAGCGTCCTTGAGGGAAATGGAGTTTTCCTTAAGAAGATTGGCAGATTCGTTAGACCCGCCAAAGGATTCAACATATTCGCCACCGCAAATACTAAGGGTAAAGGTTCAGACGACGGACGCTTTATTGGAACTAACGTGCTCAACGAAGCATTCCTCGAAAGATTCCCAGTAACATTTGAGCAAGAGTATCCTACTCCAAACAACGAAGTTAAGATACTAAATAACGTTGCTGAATCTCTAGGTATCAAAGAGAACGATTTTACAAAACGTTTAGTTGATTGGGCAGACATCATCCGTAAGACATTCTATGATGGTGGTGTTGAAGAGATCATCAGTACTCGTCGTTTGGTACACATCATTCGTGCATACGCTATCTTTGGCAAAAAGGATAAAGCAATTCAAGTATGTGTAAATCGTTTCGATGAAGAGACAAAGCAATCTTTCTTAGAGTTATACGATAAGGTAGATGCTGACGTTGATTTTAACAAGGAATCTGCAGATGAACAATGAACCCGCTAAGTATAAAATAGACAGGGAACTATTTGAAAAATTTAGAAAGGAATTTGAGAAAGGCAAGAAACCAATTATCAGAAACCTTCTTTCAAAAAGTCCTGATTTTATCAATAATCTTTTAAAATGAATCTCTGGGAAAACTACAAAAAAATCTTACACGAAACGTTCCCTCTGCATAACGCAGCAGGGAGCGTTTGGGCTAATTGGAAGTCTAAAGATACTAACCTATTAGCAAGAACTTATACTACACAGTATTTTATTAAATCAAGGGAGGTAGAAATCTGGAATGAAAAAACTTGTATTTACAACAACATCATCTATCCTAAGACAGGCAGTAATCTTCCATGTTTTGGTATGGATCTTATGGGATTCTTTGACAAGAAGGTCATTATTGTCTTTGACTTCCAACATCCTGTAGAGAATTATTCTTTTTCTGTAGAAGGATTACCTGTCTATGAAGGAGATTATAGATTCTTTGAGATTGGTAATCATTTTTCAAAAAACATTTATATTGCTAAATGTACTATGTCTGAAGTAGATGAACATCTTGATATGTTTAAAAATTACTTGACAAAGTATAAGGATATGATAGAATTAGAGAAACCAACTG